CAAGGTCCGTGGTGGACACTCCACGAAGTTGCAGATGAATTAGGTGGCACGATTAAGCATATCACATGTGTGGATAGTAATGGTAGAAAGTACAAACGAGTTGTAATTGAGTACGAGGAGGAGAAAGAGTGACACAGGTATCAATTTATTCTAACGGCAGTCAAGAATGTGAGAGAGCATCGTCTCTTTTGAAGGCAGTTCATCTTGATGAAGTAGTTGTGTATAAACTTGATAAGCATTTTACTGAAAAACAATTCAGAGATGAGTTTGGTGATGAGGTGGAGTATCCCATGATCTCTATAGGTATGTTCAGAGGAACTCTGAAGGAGACCATGAACTACATGTCCAATAAAGGTATGTTTGCATAAACTGTATCACAAGTTACAAAAGAACTTGACTATATAGTTCATAGGGTTTATAATACCCATACGTTCATCCAACATGTTAGCACTACTGTTGGCACTGAATCTTGCCCATCATGATGACGGCAATCCTTACGGATGGCACATGTCGTGTGAAAGGTTCCTCCAGAAACGAGTTGAGATCCTTATGGATGACAACTTGGATCGTCGTACAAAATATAACCTTATAGGTTATTTTAGAACGAAGGTCGAAGGAAAGTGTGATAGTGTGCTAATATAGGACGCAAGTAAGTCGCGGAACGGAGCGTTCATCCCATGATTGATCTATTGCTTTACTCTAGTATTGCTTGTACCGATGCTGCTGACATGATCAGTCGCATCCGAGCAAATGACAGTGTAAGTCAGATCATTCAAACTGAGGTGATTGAGACCTTAAAGGAAGCAACACCTGAGTGCAACTGGGACGCAAACGACTGAAGGAACGGGAAAACGGATCCTGCGTAAGCAGAGAAGGTTAACTTTCCATTTTTTCAGGAGTAAGACAAATGAACACCTTAACACTCATCAAGAACCAAATCCAGAAAGCAGCAGCACTGCACGACGCACAAATTCACGTTACTAAGTATCGTGGAATTGATTGCAAAGTGCATGAGGCACCTGAGGAAACTCACGGCACCTACTGCTATCGTGGTCGCACTTACGTCAAGTGATTGCGAAACTAACTGAATAGTGTTAGAATGGGAGGGTGACCTCCCATTTTTTTTATGGAAAGAGACAAACTAAAACTCATAGTGAGGAATCTCAAACTCCTTGTCGAAGCGTTGGAGTCTGAGGTATACTCTGATGTTGATGCATACAAGACTAAGCAGGAGAACTTTGATGATCCTGCTGCATATTACATGACCGATTACGACGAAGTATTTAATGACGATGATGGATACCCCGACTAAACTTATCAGTGTAACACCTGATGCAGAGAAGCACATGGCATACTGTGCCCGTGTGAGCAACCCAGCAAACCAGGAGAATGAAAAGTTCTCTGGACTGTTGAAGTATTGCGTGAAGCATCAACACTGGAGTATCTTTGAGCAGGCATACATGACTCTGGAGATCAACACTAGCAGAGGAATCGCAGCTCAAGTGCTGCGCCATCGTAGTTTCACATTTCAAGAGTTTTCACAACGATATGCTGATTCTTCCCTACTCGCGGAGACGATCCCTCTACCTGAACTACGGCGTCAAGACACCAAGAATCGTCAGAATTCTATTGATGATATTGACCCGTTTACGATTCAGAAATATCAAATGCTGATGCAGGATCATTTCAGAGATGCCATGGCACTGTATCAAACGATGCTTGATGCATCGATTGCAAAGGAATGTGCTCGGTTTGTGCTTCCTTTGGCATGTCCCACAAAAATCTACATGACCGGTTCAGTGCGTTCATGGATTCATTATATTGATTTGCGTTCTGCAAACGGTACACAGAAGGAGCACATGGACATTGCTCTAGGTGCAAAGAAGATCTTCTGTGAACAGTTCCCTGCCGTTGCGGAAGCAATGGAATGGATTTAAATTAATAAATACAAGAAAAGGATTGAACGTTTATGCCAACGTACCCTGTTATTAATAGAGAAACAAAAGAAAAGAAAGAACTCAGTATGTCTATGAAGGCATATGCCGAGTGGAAAGAAGAAAATCCAGAGTGGGATAAAGACTGGTCAGCAGGATGTGCTGGAGTAGATACAGAGTTCAGGTGGACAGGAGAAGCAAAGTCAAGTGGTTGGAATGAAGTTCTGGACCGTGCATCCAAACAACCGGGTGCCACGGTTCGGAAAAACCGCGACTACTCCTTCTAACTCCTAACTCTAGCTTATGCCCGCAAAAAGAAAGTCTCAAACACCAATTGTCCCATTCGGGATGTCCAATAAGCACATGAAAAGAAAGAAACCAATCAACTCAGATTTAATGAGGAAGATTGAACCCCTGACTCAGAATCAGGAGGAACTCTTCCGATGCTATAAGAACGATCAAAATCTTGTAGCATATGGTGCAGCAGGTACGGGTAAGACTTTTATTACCCTCTATAATGCTCTGAAAGATGTCTTGGATGAAAAGACACCTTACGAGAAGATCTACCTTGTTAGATCTCTCGTAGCAACCAGAGAGATTGGTTTCCTACCTGGAGACCATGAGGACAAGTCTTCACTTTATCAGATTCCATATAAGAATATGGTAAAGTATATGTTTGAGATGCCCACAGATTCTGACTTTGAGATGCTCTATGCCAATCTCAAAAATCAAGGAACCATCAGTTTCTGGAGCACATCTTTTATTCGTGGCACAACCCTTGATAATGCTATTATTATTGTGGATGAATTCCAAAACTTGAACTTCCACGAACTTGATAGTATCATTACAAGGATTGGACAGGACTCTAAAATTATGTTCTGTGGCGATGCTACTCAGTCCGATCTTATTAAGTCTGCAGAGAAGAATGGAATTGCAGACTTCATGAAAATTCTTAGAACAATGCCATCCATGGATATTATTGAATTTGGTGTTGAGGATATTGTTCGTTCAGGACTCTGTAAAGAATATCTAATTGCAAAAATGGAACTTAATTTATGACCTTTATTCATCATAATTTTCTAGGTGATCTTGAACTAAACAAAAAAGAAACACAAGGCATCCGTCTCTATAATCTTCCAAATGGAGAATGGGTGCCTTCCATTACATCTGTAACTTCTTTCTACAACCGACAGATCTTTGCTAAATGGAGAGCAAGAGTTGGTATTGAAGAAGCAAATCGCATTACCAAGAAAGCAACTAGTCGTGGAACAGACTTCCACGCAGCAACTGAACTCTACATGTTGAACAAGGAAATAAACTGGGATGAGTTTAAACCTCTGACAAAGTTTATGTTTCATCATGCTAAGCCATATCTGGACAAGATAAATAATATACACGCCATAGAAAGGACACTCTATTCTGAGTACCTTGGTCTAGCAGGTAGAGTTGATTGTATTGGCGAGTATGAAGGCGAACTAGCAGTCATAGACTTTAAGACATCTGAAAAGATTAAACCAGAAGCATGGTTAGAGAACTATTTCGTTCAGGAAATGTTCTATGCGTCTGCTTACTATGAGTTAACTGGAATTCCTGTCAAGAAATTAATCACCATAATGGTTACACCTGGTGGTGATGTTAAAGTGTTTGACAAAAGGAACAAAGGGGATTATATTAAACTCCTAGTTCGTTACATTAAAGAATTTGTACATCACAATACTGGGTCAGAGAATGGGGAATGAACTAGAGAAAGCACTAGAGAATAAATTTTTCTGTCCATCTCGTTTTGCACAAGAGATTGAAACCCTTGTTCTTAATGATGAAAAGATGAGTTATATTGATGCTATCATTCACTTCTGTGAAAAGAATAGTATTGATTTAGAGTCAGTCCCTAAACTAATTTCTAAACCTCTGAAAGAAAAGATTAAGTACGAAGCCCAGGAACTTAATTTTCTGAAGAGGAGTTCACGCGCAAAATTACCTATTTAAAAAAATGAATTTACACGAACAAATTGTAGAGTCTTTCAACTCTTACCTTAAAGAAGCAGAATCCTTTGACACTAATGGTGTTAAAGTAGCAGGCACAAGAGCACGTAAGGCTCTTGGAGAATTAGGTAAACTTGCAAAAGCAAGACGTGCTGAAATTCAAGAGAAGAAGAATAGTTAGATCTTTGTTACTTTTTGATGATGCCTTTTGACGCCTATAAGCAATACCTTTCGTTGAAGAACCACTTCACGAAAGAAAAGTATGACTATCACAAGTATTGTGGAAAGAGTCGTGCAACTGTGCAATCTTTCTATAAAAGAAAAGATCGTTTCTGGTTTGAAAAACTAGCACGAAACAAAGATGACAAAGAAGTAATAGAGTTCTTCGTATCTAACTTTATCACCTGCACTGATCCAAGTAAGCTTTGGATAGGAGAGATGATAAGAGAGGGTGAAGGTAGATACACTTCATGGAAGAAGAGAACTCAGTCACTCTCATATCTTTTCAAAGAAGAGGCAGAGAAAGTCTTTTCTGATAGTAACTTTGATGCTATGTTTTCTATGGATGGATCTCGTCATCCACAAATCCTCAAAGAATATCTGAGAGATAATATCTCAATTGAAACCTTTGTAATTCTTGATAGGATTCTAGGTTTTAGGCAGGACTGGGATAACAAATTATCTGATCCAGTGTGGGAAACCGTCAGTATGAGAATGAAGAAGTATTCACCATTCCTAAATATTGAGGTATCTCGTTATAAAAAAATTCTTAAACAGGTTGTATTAAGGTAATGAGTTTTTTCGATTCTGATGTAGTCCGTGCAGAAATGACGGAGATAAGTGAGTTGCAAGAGGATGTTTATCGTAACGTCTTCAAGTTTCCCTCTATGAATAAAGAGGAGAAAAAGTTTCATGTAGCTATGTTGGAAAGACTTCTTGATAAACAGAGAATTCTTTATACTCGTCTGAGTTTATCAGATGATCCTGAAGCAAAAATGATGAAGGATCGCATTCTTGAATCCGCAACTATGATGGGTCTTCCACCCAACTCTGACATGAATACGGTATTCACCAACATGTCAAAAATGCTTGAAGTGATGAAGGATCAGATTGACAAGTCTGGTTCTGACCTGTAGAATACAGAGGTACACACAAGCCAAATCCGTACAAATCCGAGGTAATCCGAATGTCATTCGCAAATCTTAAGAAGCAATCTTCTCTTGGTTCACTGACTTCCAAACTGGTTAAGGAAGTTGAGAAGATGAATAATACCAGTAGCGGTGGAGATGACCGTCTCTGGAAACCAGAAATGGACAAGACTGGTAATGGTTATGCAGTCATCCGTTTCCTGCCCGCACCAGATGGAGAAGAACTCCCTTGGGCAAAGATGTACTCCCATGCCTTCCAAGGTCCTGGTGGTTGGTATATTGAGAACTCCCTGACCACTCTGGGTCAAAAAGATCCTGTGTCTGAGCACAACCGTGAGTTGTGGAACAGTGGACTTGATTCCGATAAGGATACCGTTCGTAAGCAGAAACGCAAACTGTCCTACTATGCCAACATCTATGTTGTGAAGGATGCTGCTAATCCTCAGAACGAAGGTCGTGTCTTCCTCTACAAGTTCGGTAAGAAGATCTTTGACAAGATCATGGAATCCATGCAACCTGAGTATGAGGATGAGACTGCCATCAATCCTTTTGACTTCTGGCAGGGTGCTAACTTCAAACTTAAACTGAAGAAGGTTGCAGGTTACTGGAACTATGATTCTTCTGAGTTTGCTGCACCTGGTCCTCTCCTGGATGATGACGATGCACTGGAAGCACTGTGGAAGAAGCAGTATTCACTGACTGCTCTGACTGCTGCTGATCAGTTCAAGTCCTATGAGCAACTGGAGAACCGTCTCAAGATGGTTCTGGGTCAGAAGTCTGCTCCTGCTCGTTTTGATGAGGAGACTGAAGATGAGGACAACGATCGTGGATCTTTTACTCCTGAGTTTAAGTCCCGTCGTCCTGAACCTACTGCTGACTTCAACGCACCTGACATCACTCCTACTGCATCAAAAGATGAAGACGAAGATGATGCACTGTCCTACTTCCAGAAACTTGCTGAGGAGTGATGAGGTACAATCAACTGTGCTTGACTCTTTTGGTCGTCGCAGCTTATGCTAATTTGTTGATAAAGTAATCAACTGTAAAGTCTGATATTATCACCAGTTTTCAAGGTTCTAGTCTTATACTGACTAGAACCTTTTTTGTATGTCATAAGAATCTCAAGATCATCCAGTGCAATCTGAGTGTATCTTGGTTTTAGTAAGAAGATATTTCTTCTGTTTGTTTGTAACTGCTCTTCATATTGAAGATTTGTTACCTCTTTGACTGGTCTTGATGTTGTGTAACCACCATTATCAAAGTATGTGATACTATAATCTGATGAAACTTTAAGTCCTGGTGTAACCATTACAACACCCAGACTATTTTTAGTCTCTACAGTTTCATAGTGGTGTGTTGCATTTATATTTTCATAAGTACCATACTTTTCTAACAAGAATGAATCAAATCCTCTTTGAGTTAATGGCCATTCTGTTTGAATGTTCTGAATATTATTGCAAACTAGAACTAACCAATCAAAATCAGAGTTTCCATAATAGTCAGCAGCAACATTATCAGGACGATCATCTCCTTTAATCTGATACTTTGTGAATACAGAAAGATCTTGGAAGATATCTTCTCTGAGTTGACCTCTTTTGAATAGATTTTTTACAGGAATATAATCTGATATGTTAGCATCTGGTAGTCTGCTAACATATTCAAAATCTGGAACTCGGTTGAAGTAGTTTGACATTTTAGTATCCTATTTGATCTTCTGGGAATTCATCATAATCTTCGTAGAATACTGGCTCAAGTTCTTTCATTGTCAATGATATTGTATATGATGTCATGAATCCATCTCTATATGTGGAGTAGTTTCCATCAGGAGTATAATCAACATCAAATGTTAACATTGCACACTCTTTCACTCTACCTATGTATGGGTGCTCATCTTTTCCTCGGTGGAGATAATGTACTTGAAAGGTATTTGGTGCTTTTAAGAATAAGTTTGCAGATTCTCCACCACTTCCACCACCTTTTTGTGGTGCCATGTTTTGCTTAAAGAATCTAATAATCTTAACGATCATTTTTGCTTCGTCTGGACTACGAGCAGACATTTTAAATTGAAAGGAAAATGGTCTCAGTGTTGGTTTTTGGAAAAGAAGTTCAAGGTTAGGGTTCACAACTTTACCTTCGGTTCTTGCTAAGATACCTTTAACTCCAGTTGCGGAAGATACAACAGCAGCTCCAATTCCTTTTTGAAACTCTGGTGTATCTTTTTGTATTTGCTCTGCTGATTTCTGTAGTTGTTTTCCAGCTGCGTCTGGTCCCCCCATAACAAAATCTAGTGATGATTTTGCTGCCATTGCTTCCAATGGATTCATCGTATCTTCACCCCAACCAGCAGCATTCTGATCTTTGATACCAGATTGAATTGGAAGAGTTACTGTTCCTTTACTTCTACCTCCTCCTCCACCAGGAGGTGGACCAACCCTTTCTCTACCACCAAAACTAAATCCTGTAATTGTTTTCGCTGCATATGTTAATGCAGTAAATGTGATGACATCTTGACCATCTTCTATAGTTAAAGGATATCTCATGTCAGTCCCAAAGTCTCTAGTGCTACTAGATGTTGTTGTTGTGTCTGCAGTCTGTGAGTCTCCTGTTTCTGTATCTGTCGCAGTATTACCATCACCACCACCTGCTTTATCAATTACTTTATCAGTAACTGGATCGATT